CTGGAATTTTCTCGCGAAACTCACTTAGTGCCATTGCGAACCTCTGGGAGAAGAAAGCCGCAAGCTCCTCATTTTCACCAGCGAGTAGGTGGCTGGCCAGACCATATGGGAGGACTCCCATGGCGAGACCATCATCCAACGGCACGGCCTGAGCAAAGTCTGGCTCTCGGTAGTTTGCTACCTGGAGCTTCGGCGGGATTGGACGTTTCCCTGGCCCCACGCTTTCTGCCTCATATGTATCGGAGTATGGATAGAGTGACGGGATAATCACATTCAGGATGTTGATTGTCCTGACCTTGTAAGGAGTTGTATCCTGCGTTTCGGTGGCGCCGCTGGACTCGTTCTGCTCGTCCATCAAATGGATTGCTGCGTCAAATACCTCTTGCACCGTTGTCACGTTTCTCCCTCCTTTCCAGAACGCACTCCGCGCCGTATCGCCGATTCCCGCAGTGCGCACACGTAACTTTTTTTCTTCCTGTCACTTCTGTCAATCTGTAGGCATCGGATGCATAGATAATGCATCTGCTACAGAGCATTTTTCTGATTTTCATATATCACTCCTCCATTATCTCAAACTCTCCGTCACGTAAGATTAGGCCGAAACGGCCAATTGCCGGGAGCACAACAAATCTGGTGCTCTGCCGGATCCGCTTCTCCCAGAAGAAGTCTTTGCATGGAATTGCGTCATAGACCACTCCAATGACGGGTTGTAACTCTGGACATACATTCGGAACCGGCCTTGCAATCTTCACCCGCACAATTTTGCCTCCTTTCATTCTGCATACATAAATATTTTAATATCTTACCATAGATTTGTCAATGCATACCTAGGTCGGCCCCTGTCTGCGTGCAGCTCTTCGCACTCGCCGTAATAGAAGCGCCGCAGTTCGTAACACGGGCCATGGTTACTAACCATCCAGAAGCATGCCGATAATGAGAACTACAATGAGCAGCAGTATGCTAATCCACATAGGCGACAGCACCCACCACCAAGACCACGTAATCACACGGGTCAGTTTCAGAACGGTAAATACGATGGTAAGCAGGCCCACTAAGCCGATTCCACCATTAGAGTTTTTATTATTCATGGACGCGTCTCCCTTCTAGCTGATCCACTATGTTGATCATGTCTCATCATCGCGATTTAACCCCACGGTAATTCACGGAGCATGTTCTCTTCTCCGACGATGGGGCCAAGGCTATCCTTCATAAAGACCGGTACCGCCGTATCCGCCGCGTCCCTTGCAAGAGCTTCCACCCACTCCTGTTTTGGCTGGTGTCTGTTACTCCCCGGCCCGGTCATGGCCCCGAGAACAATCCAGCTTGGGACTTGCTCTGCTTCGAATAGCTTGATGTTTCCCAGCATTGGCTCAATCGAAATAAATATGTTGTACTTCCATGCTGGCAAACATCGCATAGCGTACATCATTGTTTGGTGGTCTGTCGCCGTTACACCAAACCAAAAGTTTTCTTCACGCGGTAGCAGGGCGAGTCTATCCAGCTCCTCGTATCTGGCCGGGTTTTTTGTGAGGAACAGATAGCGGTGCTGCGGGGCCGCCCAACAAGCGTCCAACACTTCCACAATCCAGCGTGTCGGCACCCATGGGCCAAACAGATCAGCCATGCTGCATACGAAGATGGTCTGCGGCCTCTTTGATTTTGCGCATCTCATCATCTAGGCGTTCTATCGTGGTCGCTTGCTCGATCGCGCAGACCCGCAGACGCTCTAGCTCTTCACGTTGGTAACTCATTAACATTTTCATTCGCAATCCTCCCGAAGTTTAAGCATTTTCATGATGCCTTCCCGAATTTTTCTTCTCAGTAGCTTGATTATAGACGGGTCGTAGCCATCGCCGCCGCAGTAGCAATCACACAGCCAGATCCCGTGGCGGCAGGTGTCGCATTTAAGCTTTCTCATCCTTCTATCACCCTCTCTTCTATTGGCTTCATAAAGCAAATCCAATGTGTATTCATATTTTTACCGCTCCTATGCCCAACTGGCACAGAAGAGATAAAATCTCCTTGGCGATGGTATTCTCGCTGCCATTTACTCCGGAAACCTCCACGCAGGTAGATTCCGTTTTGTATTGTCCGTTTTCTTTCCTGACGTTTATTTTTATGTTTGACATGTTTATACCTCCATCTGATTCTCACACCGTTAATCATGCGGGTTGATGTAAACGATGATTGCCTTTGTCCACGGGAGCGCATCATAGAACGGTCTGCACTCCTCCTCTGTTTCCGGGAGCTTTTCAAACTCCTCGTCGGAAAGGTACCGTTCCAGAACGTCTAATACATCATCGTCGTTCTTGAACACAACCTCCTCGCGGTTGCTTATGAGTAGGTATTCGTCGATACGTGCGCTTCCCCACGCTCCGAGCCAATACCCGTTGTCGTCTCCGGTGATTTCCCAGTCCACCATCGGGACGACGGGCAGCTCCGGGTTCTCCCTCATGAGCCTGAAAAGCTCCCGCCTTCGATATGCTGCAAGCTCCTCGCGGTTCTTTCGCTCTTTGTCTGTAATCACGGCTGTGTCTCCTTTCCGCTTCTGGCTCATTTGCTCGTCTCACACCGTTCAAACTCAATTACCCACACCCACGGATTTGCGCGCCAGCCGTAGAGCGGGCGGTCGGCGGGCTTGATGGTGCTATCCCAAATTCGGATAAAATCTGGACGCGCAGGGACAACCTCATGCCATGTCCGATCACTGTACGGTGTGTCCTCACTGTCAACAGATAAGTAAACCGGCAGAGCGCCCTCAGCTACTGCCTGTTCCTCGGTGATGTCCTGTAAATGCTCCACCCGCACATTCGTCACCCGCAGAAAGATACGTGCCGCCTCCTTGGGCATGTGAATAGAGGGGCGCCATTTTATGCCGTCAGGAGCATTGCCATCGGCCTTGTAGTACAGCACGGGCGGCGTTCCCATCGTCCGGGACCATGCTGTCCATGTCTCCCGCACATACAGGAAATCGCCGGGCCAATACGGAGCTTTTACGGTTTCCGCCCAATCAGCAAGTAGGCCGCCGGCGACACGATTTCCGCACAAGAGGTCGAAAGTGTGTGTCTCATCATCGCTGTCGATGATGGCATATGCGTCCTTTGGTTGCGGCTTCACTACTCGCCTGGTGCAGGTCTTTCGTTCATCCAGGATTGCACGAACCATATCGGAGTTAAATAATATTGGCTTCACTTCGCTCCTCCTTTACAGCTCTACAGCCTTTTTGAGCCGGTAGTTTTTTCCCTTATCTGGCCGTACGGCCAGCACCATCGGGCTTGCACATTCCACGATGCGCCCGGCAATTGCCTCGTCAATCTTCAGCAGCTCCGACATAGTGCACTCGCTGGAGATGATTGTGGGCAGCTTGTTGTTGTACCGGTAGTTCAGGATTTCGAAGGCCACGTTAATATCTGCCGCCGTCGGCTTTTGCATGCCGCTATCGTCTTGCCCTCTCCCGGTCTTGAAGAGATCGTCTATGTACAGGGTCTCTGCCTGCTTATAGCGCTGGATCTCTCCGCTGTACTCCTCGGAATCCGTAATCGCTGCCTTGATTCGTACAATATCATCCCGCCAGAGCATGTAGACAACCTCGCTCTCGTGCAGCAGGAATTCTCGGCAAATTGCTGTGCAGATGTGTGTCTTTCCGCAGCCACTTTGGCCACCGATGAAGAACCATCCTTCGCGTGATTGCGCGTAGGTAGCAGCAGCATCCTTGACCGTTTTTTGCCAATCGTCCTGGGCGTCGAACTTGTCGAACGTATAGTCCCGGATGATATTTTTCAGCCCGGACCGCTCCAACCGGCGAATGGTCCGGCGCATCTTCCGGCACTTGCAGCCAGATGACACAACGTGCCAACTCCCGTTCACCTCCACTGCCTGCATGATATAGCCTTTATTCCGGCATATAGGGCAGTGATAGCCGTCCTTCTGGTTCAAGTCGCCCTCTCTGGCGTTCTCAGTGTCAGCCTTCATTCGCTCCAGTATGCCAGGCGCGTAGGAGCTACAGGCAGATCCCGTACTCAGCGGCAGCCTTTTCATCACGTCCTGCATCGCTTCCATTTGCCACCTCCTTTGGGTGATGTCCATCCTGGACTTTGGCAAGCCAGGCATTGGCAAATCGCATAATCCCGCCCTTGGTTTTGCGCTTTTTGGGGTTGGCAAGGCTCCAACCCCGCATTTTTCGCAGTTCCCCCATGATATCAACCGCAGGGTACAGGGATTCCCATTCTGCCACATTCTGCGGGGAGATGGGGTATTCCGTCCCGTCGTTCAGGGGGATGGTAATCACTGCAGGGGGCAAATCGTCCGCCTGGCTCCGGCCTGGAGCTGCCTCAGCTCCGGGCAAGATATTACTTTCTACAGTGTCTCCGTTAGGAGATACTGTAGAAAGTATGTTACTGTTACTGTTACTGTTACTGTAGCAGCGGATTTTCTCCGGACCGGTCGCGGATGTCTGTTGGATGTCCGGCGGACGTCCGCCGGACGTCTTAGGATGTTCCGCGTCATGTCCGCTTCCTTTCTGCTTCTTTTCCTCGCGCTTTTTGCGCTTACGTTCAGCGTCTTTTTTCCGGCCGTCCATGAGACGTCCGGTATATTCTGCCCAGTCGTGGATTGATAATGATTCTCCGTCTTGATCAATCCATCTGTTATCTATTAGGGCTGCCATAAGCTTGTCCGCCTTTTTTTCAGGCCACCTTGCGGCCCTGGCAACGCTGCGGCTTGATATGCCGGACAGGTTTCCATCCTGCACATTATCCAATGCCCAGAGCCACAGGGATATCAGCATGCCCAACATTGTGACCGGCTCGACGCCAAGAGCATCCGCACATGCATACAGCTTCCGGTGCTCCCGGAGTTCTTGGTGCACCTCAAGCCATGCCATACCCTCACCCCCTTCATGAGGAGACGGGCATAGGCCCGCCTCCTGCCGTACAATCAATCCTCGGTATCATCATTGCCTCCCGCAGGAAACTCGCCGGGGTCCGCCTCTCGTGCGGCCCCGGAGGCCGTCCGATTTGAGCCTGCAACGGCGGACGGCTGCAGGCCGCGTTCCATCGCATCCCGGAAGAAATACTGCGTATATGCGCGGTAAAGGTTCGTGAATAGCTTTTTGATTTTATCTTGCAGCGCGCCTGTAATTTCGAGGTATCCGGACTGGGAGATGACGAGTTCACCATCAATGTATTTCATGGAAATGGTTCCACCTTGAATAACGCGGTCCTCGGTCTCAGGAATGGCGACTTGTTCATACATTGGCCTATAACTGCGTACGATAATGGTGAATGGATAGCTGGTGGAGGTCAAGTCTACAGTCAGATCATTTTCTCTGCACAGGGTTTCAATTTTATCCAGGCATCCGTAAAAAATGTTGTATTCTTCCATCTATGTGCTCCTTTCCTGCTTGCCCTAAAATGGGAGCTGGACATCGTCATCCAACTCTGGGAACGGCACGTACTCTACCTTGGGCGGATCTTGGCGGGCGTATGCGTCCTGCGGCCCGTTGTCCTTTTTGCTCCCACCAAAATAGACGGACTCCGCGACGATTTCTACCATAGTCCGAGGCTCCCCATTGGAGGTCTCCCAGGTGCTGGTTTGCAGCCGCCCAGCGACCGCGACAAGTTGTCCCTTTGAAAAATACTTCTCGACAAACTCTGCCGTTTTACGCCAGGCGGAAACGTGAAAGAAGTCGGCTTTCCGGTCTCCCCCGTCCTTGGGGGTATAGTCGCGGTCAACAGCCAGGTTAAATGTGGCAACGGGGACACCGTTCGGTGTCGTTTTTACGGTGGGGTCGCTTGTTAGCCGCCCCATCATGATGACTTTGTTAAGCATACTCCTACTCCTTTGCTTTCCACTTCTCCCGGTATGTCTCTATCAGCCCAATTCGCTGAATGGACTGGAGGAATCTCAGTATGATGTCTTCCAGTGGTTCGCAATCGTCCCGCGGGTATGACTCCACGTACAAATCGGACCCATCGCTGACCAAGTATTTAAACTCCGTCGCCTCCGGAACTACGAAGAAATATGTTGGATGCTGCACGCTGCACAGGTACTTCCCAGCCACGCTTCGACTGGCCAGGGAAGATGACGTAAATTTGACGTCATAAATTGTCCCGGCCTTCAGTGCGTCCAGGCTCCCATATACCAGGAAGGTGGCCCCGGGCAAATGGAGCTCGCGGGATGCCTTGACTTGCACTGGGGCTCCTTGGATTACTTTGGCGACGGCCCGAATCCCGGGCTCCCATCTCGGGTGCGGGAGGCGCGGGACCCCTGCGGCCTCCGCGTAGACCTCCGTCTCGAACGCTATGCCGTCCTCCATCTGCCTTGTTTTTTCCCTGGGCTCCCGCTGCAGGACGGCGCTAAAGTCGGCGAGAGCGTCCTCGTACGAGCTGTCAGTGGCATCGAAGACGCGCGACCACGAGGACAGCAGGGATTGTGTAATCAGATATCTCACGTTGCCTCCTTGGGGACAAACCCTTCTTTAGTCCACTTTAGACCAAGTTCCCCCGCCTTGCTCATGAGCAGAGAGGATGACTCCTTCTTAGACGTCAGGACGTGGGCTAAATGCTTGATCGTGTCGCACGCCGCGTTTGCGCTGGCGGCGTCAACGACCTTGTCCAAAATTTCACGTACCGCAGACATGACTGCATTATATTCCTCACGTCTGGCCTCAAACATCTGGGCGTCCCGTTGTATTTCTTCGCGGGACGCTGCGAATAAGTTTGCGAGGAAATCGTTTTTCGTATTTTCACCCAGGACTGGGACTACATACTGGCCCTTAATGCCCTGCGTCCCCTTTGCAAAATATTCCTGGGTCGGGGTAAACGAGATGACTCGCTCGCCCCCGATCACTTGGCAGTATCCGCCAAAATCGCATGGAGTCCATACGGTGTTGCGGAAGCTTCCCTCACAGGTTATCCGTTGGGTAATTGACCCATCCTTGTCTTTCTCTTCCTGTGAATGGAAGACAATGACGAGGTTCTTCTGCAGTACCTTCGTAATATATTCCAAGAACGAAGACACTTCCTGCTTAACAAGACCGAACCCTTTAAGTGAGTTAAATTCACCTCTCTTGTCCACGGCTCCTTTGACACGCATCGCCCAGTCCTTGAGGTATGTGACCAGGTTTCCACCAGTGTCAATTACGACTGTCTCAAACCCTGCGAGATTGCCGGGGGTAATGTCCCTCCTCATCTCCTCGTAGGTTTGGCAGACAACCGTGGGCGTCCGGTGTTGAGGGGCCACCCTGGATATTCCGTTGTCCAGGTCAACCAGCAGGGGTTTTGGCGCGGACAGCGCAAGCGTGGTCTTACCGATTCCCGGAGGCCCGTAGAGGATCGTGTAGAACCTCTTTTCTGAAAAATCCATTTTTTCGGGCATTACAATCATCGCTATCAATCTCCTTTCTTTTGCGCTCGTCGCAATAATAGCATGACTCAGCGTATAGCTCGCGCCCACATGCAGGGCAGAACCCCAGAACTGGGGCCTGTTGGCGGTCCCGGAACGGGAATAAACGCTCTGGAAGATCCATTGACATTACCTCCTCCAGCTGGTATAATCAGAAGGTGACTTTTCCCCTCTTGCCGCTTCCCGAAGTTGCTGCTTCGGGGGCGGCCTTTTTTGCTGCCGGTACGCCATTGCGCAGCAGCCTTGCGATTGCAGCGGGATTATGGACTTCTGCCCATGCAAGGCGGCGGCGGAAGTCTGCAACAGCCAGGTCCCACCGTTCGGCGCGGCTGTAATTTTCTGCCGAGGGGACTTGCACGGGAATGACCAGACAATTGCCCGGCCCCCATGGGACGTCCAAATTGCTCCGCGTAATCCCGAGGCCTGGCCCATAGTGTTGAGAGATCGCCCACTCGTAGAACGGTTCAAAGCGGTCCCAGGCCGGAACGTGCGGGTCTTGCCGGATTTTGCGCCACTTGGTGCGGAGGCTCGTGCCGTGGGGGAGCTCTTTGATTTTCAATCTTATCACCTCCTACAAACAATAGATCACGCACGCCGCCCCAATGGCAGCAGCAGCAACACACCACAGCACACAGGCCCAGATGGGCATGCGCCGCCGGGCAGGAGCCTGCAGCGCCTTGATGGCCATGGTCAGGGCCACGGCATCAGCGGCGGCGGTGCCAGGATCCATATACTCCTGGATCGCCAAGCGGCTCCGGGGGTAGGCTTTGGCTCGGGCCTCTTGGCGGAGGGATTGGAGTTGGGCGATTGCGTCAGCTCTGCTCATCATCGCCACCTCCTTGCAAGTATGCCAAAGTCAGCAGGCGCGCGATATCCTGGTTGCGGAGTGCGAGGTCCTCCGCGCTGCAAGGGATAGCCGAATCATAATATGAGCATTTGGGGCAGATCTCCTCCCATGTGCCTGGGCCGAAGCAAATCTGCAGGGCTTTCACAGCGTCTTCCGCTTTGCATTTATTTTGGTTCAGCATCTCAAGGATGGATATTGCTACCTGTAAAGCCTCTGCCCTTTCGCTGTGATACCATTCGGCAGTGTAGTTCCCATTGGATTCTGCAAACGTTTGCAAGCTGAATTCTTTCTTGTGCATCCCTTGGAGCACAGCAATGGCATCAAGTCTCTCCATCATTGATCTCATCCTCCTCCTGCTCCCGCAGCTCCGGGCACACTGCCGGAATCACCCATAGAAGCATCGTCGCATATATCTCATCCGAAAAATCCCGATCACTGGCCAAGTGCGGCTTGACCAAGCGCTTGGCCCAGATCAGATTCGGTGTAAGCAGGGCCACCGTCAGCGGATCAGTAACCAACAACCCGGCATCCAGGACGGCCAGCAACTGATTCATGATGTCAGCATCCCACGGAGCTTGACTCTGTGCGATAGCCTTGCACAGGGTGCGCAGCAGCTCCGCCTGATCCTCGGCCTTAGCGCTCGGCTGCTGGGCCACCTCTTGTTCCTTAAGTGCCTGGAGCCCCGCAGTCAGTGCGTGCACCTTGTCCCAGGCATTGTCGGGCAGGCAACCACCCTGGGAGTCGCAGCGCAAGATCTCCAGTTCGTCTCGGATCATGGACTGCAACAGATCGCATTCTTCCTCTCTGCTCATTTTTTATCCTCCTTTATCATCTTTTTATTCCCCGTGGATACTTTTATCCCCAGGACTTCTTCAATCGCGGAGACCATATTGGGAGATGAGATTTTCCCGTTGAGCACTCTCCCGATATAGTGGCGGTCGGCGTATCGTCCGGTTCTCTCCCTGACCTGCGCCGCAAGCCAGTCTGTATTGTGGCCCCTTCGGACTAGGGCCGCCTTCACCTTGCGGAACTCGTTAGTCATACTCCGCCCTCCCAAAACTGGGCGAACCGCTCTGGGCCGACCTCTGCACGCAGGCGCTCCGGAGAAATAAAGTATCGGTACCGCTCCTTGCAGAGCACGGCGGATCCGATGCTTAGGGCTCCGGTCTGGAGTCCCCTCTTAATGAAGGACGGAGGGACATCCATGCAAGCGGCAGCCTCCTTGACGGATATCCGCCAGCGAGACCTCTTCGCTGGGGAGCAAAGGTCCTCTGGAGTCGTCTGCAGCGCGTCCGCCAACCGTTGAAGCGCATTGGCACGGGGCGCACACTTGCCGGACATGTACTCGGATAGGCTTGATGCCGGGACCCCGGACACCTCAGACAGCTGCTTCTGGGTCATTGCTCGCTCGGTAAGTAGCTGGTCAAGCCTGCCTTTATTTAGTTTTTTCCCCATTGTTTTCTTCCCCCTTTCTGTCATCACGCAGAGATGCCCCTGCGCTTACGCCCTGAGCAAACACTAGGATTCGCTCTCTAGCATCGTCAGGAAGGTTGCCCGCAATTTTTGCAATATTTGCCACAACCTTTTGTTGTTTGTCGCTCATTTCGTCCACCTCTATCTATATGATATCAGATTCGCGCCGTGCTGTCAATATCTTTTGATATCTTTTTGAGTACTTGCACCTCGCCTGGCGATTTGATATGATTTTGATATCAAATTAAGAAAGGAGGTGGTACCGTGCCACAGCCTAATCCTTATCCGCTGCGCGTGGACCGTACGCTGCTTGAGAAGTTCAAAGTCATCGCGAAAGCACATGGGCGATCCGTTAACAAGGAACTGGAGATGATGATTAAGTCATCCGTTATTCAGTATGAGGATCTGCACGGGATGATTGAGATTCCAGGCCTCGGAGGAGGAGCCGGATAACGGTCTCGTTAAAACTGTCTCCTCTCCTATCCGCCTCCTTCTGCAGTTGCTCCTTCAACTCAGTGGGGAGGCGGATTGTCGTCTGTGCTCGCTCCATCGTGGTCACCTCCTTTCTCGGGACACCATCAGGCGGGGCCTTTATGCTTACGGCATAAGTATATATCCTATATTCCTATTTGTCAAGCCCCGAATTATCCTTGCGGGATATTTTTTGCTTGACTGTGCGTGTCCGGCCTGTTATAATTTGCGGTATAAGGAGGTGAGGAAGTGGCTGATACTAAAAAAATAGGCCAGGCCCCCCTGCCTGGCATCGCTGTGCGGCTCAAAGAGCTCCGAACAAGCAAATCGCTTTCCCAAACTGAGTTCGCGGCAAAATTCGGCGTCGCGCAAAATGCGTATAGCCGGTATGAGACCGGGAGCGTCCCTCTGCCCCTGGTGGCCCTGGATAACCTGTGCAAGACATATAATGTCAGACGCGAGTGGCTTGAGACAGGGGAGGGGAGCATGTACGTAGAAGAACCAGTAGACGCAGAGATTGCGAAGTATTTCGCAAACGTAATGGGAGGTGCCGCTCCGGAGTTCCAGCGGAGGCTGGCGGCGGAAATGGCCAGGATGCCGCCAGAAGCATGGGAGGCCCTGGAGCAGTTTGCCGTCATGCTGGCCAGGGCGGCAGGAATTGAGACAGGAGAGGAGCAGGGTTAGTCCTGCTCCTCTCCTTTTTGCGTCAAGAGAAATTGAGATATGATGATGCAAATGTACTCATAGTTTGACTGGTTAAGTTTACACAATAGTTCTACAATTTCATTAACATCGTCTTTCGTCCTGTATTCAACCACAATTTCACACCCCCGATTTGTAGCAGAACAGGAGCCAATTTTACCACAGTATGAATGGGTAGTCAAGCGCTCTCCGGTTGGTAATTTTATCTAGACAGTACTCGAATTTTTTGTTGACAATTCGACACATTAATGTTAGCATCGGAGCGAACAGATTGTCGTATCGCCGTGCTACTGGCGGAGAAAAAGGGGGAATCAGTACGATGCGACTACCTAACGGATATGGATCGGTTGTAAAAATGTCTGGGAACCGTAGAAGACCTTACGCAGTCAGGAAGACAGATGGGTTTAACGAAAAAGGATACCCAATATATAAAATAATAGGCTATACAGAGACAAAAGAGGAGGGGCTTTCGCTGCTTGCAAAGTACAACGAAAGCCCATGGAATATAAATGAACAAAAAATTACTCTTTGTAGATTGTTTGAGTGGTGGGAAACGTATAAGGTCCCGAAACTCGGGAATAAGAATGCCGCAAACTTAAAGGGTGTGTACAGTTATATTGCGCCTCTATCTGAGATGCAATATAAAAGCATAAAACTGCCGATGATGCAAAGTACTATAGACAACTGCCAGCGCGGAGCGCCAACGCAAAGGAAGATCAAGGCCTTGTGGGGACATTTGGACGCGGCGGCGCTGGAGATTGACATCCCAGTACGCGGCTACGCTAAATTACTGACAACGGATCCGGAAGATCCCGCAGAGAAAGTCCCATTCACCGAAACCGAAATAGCCAGACTGTGGGATCATCAGGCCGAGCCACTTGTGGATAGCATCCTAGTGCTTATCTACAGCGGTTGGCGAATATCTGAGCTGCTTGCATTAGAGAAGGCCAATATTGACTTGGAGGCCAGGACCATGAGGGGCGGAGGGAAGACGGAGGCTGGAAAGAATAGAATTGTGCCAATTCATAATAGGATTATGCACATGATAGAGCACAGGATGGGACTTGACGGGAATCTATTGTTTGATGTAAAGATTACAACTTACAGAATGAGATGGGGCGAGATAATGGATAGGCTGGGCATGCACCACACGCCCCACGAGTGCAGGCACACATTCCGCTCCAGGTTAGACGCTGCCGGAGCAAACCCCAAAAGCTGCGACCTGCTCATGGGCCACAAGTCGCAGGATGTCGGCAACCGTGTGTACAATCACAAAACGCTGGAGGACTTGCGAACGGCGATTGATCTTCTCGAATAGTTCGGATTTTGCCCGGACTTGCCCGTGCGGCAAATCCGGACTAGTAACAAATAAGTAGCACGAAAACCCGGGAGGCCCCGTATTATGGGGCTTTCCGGGTTTGCTGTGTCTCCCCACACAGGGGCACATGCGAATGTTATGTGCAAAAAAGTTCACAGTATAACTACTTTTGGGGTAGTTCCGAATACTAAAACTAGCTATTTGCAGGTACCGGAAGGATACTGCTAGTAGCACGCTAGTAGCAATCAACTAAGCCGGAAAAGTTATGTGTTGACAATGCGGACATTATGAGATATAATATAATATTTGTAGAAAATTGAGGGAGAAAGCACGGAAATTCGTGCCGTCTCCCTCTTTATTATTTCCCATCTCCCGGCTCATCCGAATTTTTGGATGATGCCGACCGCCCACGGCGAGGGCGCCCATACACAGCCTCCGCCTCCTCCCTTGCGGCAATGGCGTCGTCCAGGTGCCTATACGAGCCGAGGGCTATCCGCTCCCCTCGCACGCCAATGCGTGCGACCCAGGCCCGGTTTGAAGCGGACCAGGACACGCCCGGGACCGTGGCCGCTTTGGCCAGGTCTTCTGGTGTTGGGCCGTCCGCGGCATCATCTTCCTTGATGATGTCAAGCGGAGTTACCCCAATCGCCGCAGCGATGCGCACCAGAGACTCCAACGTGCGGCGGTTGGTCCGCCCGGCCTCAATCTCCTTGACAACGAAGACGGAGACCCCGGAAAGGCGGGCCAATTCCTCCTGTGTAAGCCCGGCTGCAATCCGGAGGGCAGCGAGCTTGGACTTTCCTTTTCCGCGCCGAGGCGCGGAATAATCAATTGGCATGTAATCTCCTCCTTGGAAAGGCTGATCTTTCAGGAGTCGAGGCGGCAAGAGAAAAGATTATCTACGAGCTTGTCGTAGATTTTCATGTTTACCTCCCTTGCTTCTTCGGGGGTAAATCGATCCCCCCGAATCAGCCTTTCCACGGTGGAAACCTGGAGGTCGTATTTCGCCGCGAACGAGTCAACCCCCTGACACCCGGCACCGAACGACCACTCCAAAAAACCCCGTATTGGCTGGTACGAGACCCCCACAGGCGGAGGGACCAGCCTCGCAATGCTTTTGCACCCAATTATCTTTCCGTCCTCGTCCCGGATCTGCTCCCCGGGGATATATACGTCATCCCGAGAATCCCCCACGGCCTGCGCGCAGACCATGGAGACAACGTACATAGTCTCCGGTGCAGGGGCCGGGAGCCCTTCTACGGCACCGAAGTACTGCCGGACTACGGGGACCGGACATCCGGGGACATCCAACGGCTCTGTGATGGTCGCGCATCTGGCAATGGTGCCGGATGCCGGAATTGTGACATCGCCGACTACGATGTCGTGCGGGGTCAAATTAACAATTTTCATTTTTTTCCTTTCTCCCCGTATAGCCGGTAGGACAGCTTATGTAAAAAAAATATAATCAGCCTTCAAACGGTCCCTTCGGCTTGCGAAGGGACGATAGAGCGTTCCAGCGCTCTACCGCGCGCGAATTGTCCGGGCAAAGCGGATCAACCCGGCTCCAATACGCCACTAGCTTTCTGATTCGGCCAGCCTGTCGGCAACGTTCGAGCCAAATTTCCTCAAACGTGCCGTCCTGCGGAGGGTTGTAGTTTCCCAACCCTCCCCTGGATATCTGCAGTTCCGCCAAGTTCAGCGCGTGGCGAGACTTGTCGAAGCGCAGATGCGGCATATCCTGGGAATCCCAGAATATTTCTGTGGGACTCCCGTACATGTTATCCAGGTCACAGGTGCCTAAAATTATGTAGGCACCCGCTATAGGGAAATCCTGGTACGGGGCGGAAAACTCAAACCCCGAGTGGGAGGCCGGGACTACGGTGGAATACTTCCAGCCGTAGAAGTCCGCGGCCTCGCAGCGCGACCACTCGGTGTGGCACGCGTTCGCCGCGTCCCTCACCGTCCAGTGACCAGGGTATCCCTGGTCCATGTCGAGCCTCATAGGTTTCCCGATAAGGATTTCGTTCCCCCTGGCGGCGGGGAACAATCCCGCGTGCATGATCATTTTCTTAATCCTCCTTCATTTTGCAATCGTATATGGGCTCATCCCAGGAGCCCAATCTGGGAGATCCTCTAGCAGTGGGGCCCGCTCTCCGCTGGGGACACCGGATAGGAATGCTCCGCGGAGCTCTGCCGCGAGGAGATCATCAGCCGCCTGCGGATGGATGGGGACAATGGCCCCACATCCGCATTGGCAGCTCCCGATTCCCTGCCACTTCCGGAGCGCCCTAGTCGCCGCGGCCAGACTCCGATGATAGGAGAGGGGCCCTCCTCCGTGGAATGCCGTTTTCACAACGGCATAGTTCGCATTCTCTTTATTGAGCTTCATTTTATTCCTCCTCCTTGATCTGAAAATATCCCCTGATCTTGGCGGGGATCTCGTCCATCGTCCGCACGTCCCCGGAAGCCCATTCCCGGATCAGGGACGCGAGTTCATCAGGGATGGCCTCCATGCCCAGGCTATCCCTGATGAAGATAGCGCCGGACATGGCCAGAGTGGCCTGCAAGTGGGAGTATAATTCATCTCTGATGAAGTTGTACTCCGCCATGTTGGAGGCCCCCATAAGGGTCCCCCCGCAGGCCTCCCAGCCATACTCGCGGATGGCATCATCCACGAGCTCCGGGTGCGCGGACAAAAACCTTAGAGCGTCATATTTAAATATGCTCACATGCCCGTCCGCTATCTCGGTGATAGCATCGTCGACGTCGGTGGGCCCCCATCCGTAATCCAGGAGCTCGGTGCCGTACTCGCCGACATCGAGGAATGCAATCAATTCTTCTATTTTCATATTTTTTCCTCCTTGACTTCCAGGCTCAAGCAGGATATAATATGCAAGAGCCTGGGATTTTTTCTAAGATTTTCCGGTTCCGCCCTGCCCTGGGTTGCCGCCCGGGCAGGGCATTTTTTTAATTTTCGCTCTGGGCCCAGTCTGCCGGATCATCTTGCTCCGCCAGCGGGCCCCCTTCCTCCTCCTCCCGGAGGCGCTCTTCTTCCGTGAGCTCCTCCGGCCAATAGATGGCCGTGGGCTCGCCATGGGCGCCAACGAGCACGCTAGCGCCCTCGGGAAGATCATGGATGCTCCCCTCATAGTCGCCGCTCATCATTGCGGCGACTTCTTCGGGATCGTGGCCCTCCAGTAGGGCATTCTCGAGGTAGCCCCGGACGTCGCCCTCCCAGCTGCGCCCGTAGGCGCACTCGGAGCTCTCCGCCCACTGATATTCCCCATCAGTCTGGCAGGGGGCGAGGACAGCATTCATGATTTTAATAATCTCCATCTTCTTTCCTTCTCCCCTTATCCCTGGGGGCCGGGAATTATTCTCTCGCCATGGGCTTCGGCTTGGCTGCCCTTGGCTTGTGGCCGTATAATAGCAGATGATCCGCATTTTGTCAATCCCCTTTCTGGGATTTTTTCAAGATTTTTTTCTCAGCCTCCCGCCTACATTATATAGCAAATCAAAAAATCCCGCTTCCCGGCCCCTTCTTGGGCTGCTGGAGGCGGGATTTTTTATTAGATATTATCCGTGAGTTATTTGCATATTTGAATTATATTTTTACCATTTTCTCGCTTTCGTGCGTATAGATATTATTATTACTAGTTAATACACCAACTGGTGTAATGCGAATATATATATAATTATACTTGACATACCGTATAAACTAGAGTATTATATATATAATATATAGGCACGATACACCGGGACGAGAGAGGTGAGAGCATAAAATGGGAAGAACGCCAATATTGGATATGACTTATGATGAGTTCAAAGCTAAAACCATAGGATATACCAAACTTTATGGCAACAATCCAGACTTCGCTCCATCCCTCCCGAATTATGCCACTGAGCATATGGGGATTAGTGAGGCTAAGATTCAGGAGATTATAAGGGAGGGAAAAGACTCTAAGAGTACATATTATAACCATGCCCAATTATTAATTTGGCTGATAGGATGGATGAGGGGCCAGATTTTTTCCTCCCCTGGATGGGAGAAAAGAACTGCAGCCGAAAAAATATTCGCGCTTAAACAATTGAAGGGTGATGGAATTGTGTACTCCGATGGCTTTGATGATAAGAAGAACGGATCACCCAAAATTACCATCAACTTTGGCGCTGGCGATAAGCGAGGAGGCGGGGCATTCGGCTGATTTTCGGCGAAGGCCACAAAATCTTATTTTTGTTGCGTTGTAGTGGGCATTAAATGCATGCAGGATGATTCTCTAGGCGGAAGAGCCTGCAAATAGTGCTTTTTCTGGATGGATCTATTAGGTGTCCGCCCCTGGGAGGCATGGGCGGAGGGCCCGGGGGGCGATTATCTTCCCCTCCCGGGGGTGGGGTGGTTCCCTGGTGGATGCGTTATAATATATGCGGTATTATTAATTATCATCGATGGGATGATGGGTAGTGGAAAAATGGGCGGACTCTCTGCGGAGGCGCGTAGATATATGCCACAGACGTGCCCGCATCGACTTGATTGAGCGTCAACGACTCGTCTTGACTGCTGGGCCTTGTTCCCCCTGGGGCCTAGCATTGAGGACGGGAGGTTGCGGGAGTGGCGGCGAACGGGGCCGCCATTGACCTAGCACAGGAGGGGGTGCGGGGGGCATAAAAAAGGGGGGTGTCCATTTTGGGGTTGCCCGCTGAAAAAACAAAATGGGAGTTCCTGGGGGCCGGTGGTTTCTTTTCCTCCTTTCCTTTCCACTGGGGACGGTTCGACTCCGTCCACTCCCTCACAAAAAATAGGTGATGTTATGGCAAGAAAGAGCAGTGCAACCAACTCAGACGTTGCTATATATGACTTTGGGCGGCCTAATTCGGAACCGCAGTGGGCTTTTTTTGAGAGCCGGGTGAAGTACACCTGCTATGGCGGGGCCCGGGGAGGGGGAAAGAGCTGGGCCGTAACATCGAAAGCGGCAGGCGGGGCCTACCGGTGGCCCGGGATCCACATCCTGATTATCAGGCGGGAGTATGACGAGATGGAGAATACTCTCATAAGCCCAATCCTGAAGCTGCTCCCGAAAGATACGTATAAATACAACAAAAACTCAAAAATCATTGACTTTGCGAACGGGAGCCAGATTAAGTTCGGCAACATGCCTGGATACGGAGCCGCCGTGCAAGGAAAGTACCAGGGGCAAAGTTATGACTGGCTATTTATGGACGAGGCCACCAATTTCACCGAGGAGGAGTTCCGGGGATTGGCGGCTTGCGTCCGGGGCGTTAACGACATACCGAAGCGGATTTATCTCACCTGCAACCCTGGCGGCATTGGGCACAATTGGGTCAAACGTCTGTTTATCGACCGGAAGTTCCGAGCCGGGGAGGACCCAGAAGAGTATCTGTTTATAAAGGCCACGGTGGACGACAATGTTGACCTGATGAAAGCCAACCCGGACTACGTGAAGCAGCTGGATTTGCTGCCAGAGGACAAGCGCCGGGCTCACCGTTACGGGGACTGGAATGCCCTGGCGGGGACATTCTTTGAAGAGTTTGAAGATGGACTACACAGTTGCAAGCCGTTTCCGATACCGCAAAACTGGGCGAGATACCGGGCTTTTGACTATGGCCTCGATATGTTTTACTGCATATGGGTGGCGGTGGATGAGAGCGCCAGATGTTATGTCTACAGAGAATACCACAAGAGCCAAATGCTGGTGTCAGACGCAGCGGCCAAGCAACTTGAGTTAACCGGGCCGAACGAGAATATAGGGTTTTCGATAGCCCCGCCAGACATGTGGAGCCGAAGCCAGGACTCCGGGAAGACAAAGGCGTCAACTTTTGCAGAATGCGGAGTCGGCCTGTTTCGGGCCTCCAACAATCGGGAACAGGGATGGTCAGCGCTTAAAGAGCTATTCAAGCTCCGTGACGATGGCCGCCCTGGGCTGATTATCTTCGATTCCTGCGCAGAGCTGATTGACTGCGTAAAGTCGGTGCAGCACGATGATAAGCATCCGAACGATGTGGCGAAGGAACCACATTCAATCACCCATGGTCCGGATGCACTGAGATACTTTGCCCACACATACGTACTCCCCGGAGACAAAATGATGGGTGAGCGCGAAGAGGAGGATGAAGAGGGCGGAATGGACTACAGGAGTGTCATGTGCGGAGGGAAACCGACAAGAAGCTATATGGGATTTTGAATCAACCGGGATACCATACCCGTTTGAATATGGCAAACCAGCCAGAGGAGGAATAGAAAATGGACGGTTCTATGGAACAGAGTTATGACGGGTTCGCTGAATTCTCAGAAGGATTCTCCGAAGCCTCCGGCAACCAGACCGGACAGGCAGACGAACCTTCCGCCAGCGGGTCAATCACCGAAGCAGACGCCCGCCAGGAGGCCGAGAACGGGCCGCCAGACGGAGAACAGCCTGCGGCTGGCGATCAAGGCCAGTGGCAAGAAGAAAAGCAGGACAGCGGCGAGTCTGGGCGCGAGAGCGGCAACCAGGGTGAGGGAGAAGAGCAGTTTTCGCTGAAGGTTAACGGGAACACATACCAAGTGCCCCGGGAGAAGATGACGGAGCTCGCTCAGAAGGGAATGGATTATGACAGGGTGCGGCAGCAGAGAGATGCAGCCAGGGCGTTCCAGCAAGAAAACGAGAGCACAATTGCATCGTTGAAGGCTCTGGCGGAGAGCGTGTCCCCCGGAATGACCATTTCCGACCTGATTGACCGGATGCGGGTGAACATGCTGGTCGCGCAGGATGTTCCGGAAGCGGTGGCAACAGAGCGCGTGGCAAGGGAAAATGCCGAGCGGATGTTGCGCGAGAAGTCCGATGCTGAAAGCGCAGAGGCGACCAAGAAGGAGCGTGTGAACGCAGAAATCCGAGATTTCCAGGCAAAATATCCTGGAGTGGATGTCTCTGAGAGAGAAATCAGAGAGATGTCCGGCGACCTTGCCGCTGGTATGTCGTTTGTGGAGGCATACCAAAAGAGGCAGCTCCAGGAAAAAGAGTCCGCGCTTGAATCCTTGCGCCGTCAGCTGGAAGCTGAAAAGAAAAACAACCAGAACCGAGCGTCATCCCCGGGGAGCCAGTCAGATGCTGGTAGCCCCAAAACATCCAATGCGTTCGACGAATTCATAGGCGCATTCAATACGTAAGAAAGGATTTATTAAAATGGCAAACACTATTCACTTGGGAGAAAAGTACCGTGAAGCATTGCTGGAAGGGTTCCGGGAAAAAAGCTACACGGAAAGTTCCTTCAGCCACGCCTTGGACCAGACCTTTTCTGGCGTCAGGACAGTTCACGTCATGAGCCTCAAAACCGAGCCTCTGCAGGACTACAACCGCAATGTGTCGGTTGGCAGCGGAAGCCGGTATGGGGAAACGACAGAAGTCGGAGACTTCGTTCAGACGTTCACCATGACCCAGGACAAGGCCCTGAGCCTTTCCGTGGACAAGGGTAACAACGCCGAGCAGTTCAACGTGAAAAAGGCTGGGGCCATTATGGCGGCGGAACGGGATGAGCACATTGTTCCGTACCTGGATAGGTACCGGCTGGAGAAGTGGGCAAAAGAAGCCGGTATCCACAAGTCGCTGTCTGCAGAGCCTACCAAGTCTAGCATCGTTTCTGAGATCATCGAGCTACACAACGAGATGATGGACGCGGGCGTACCCGCTTCCGGATGTACGCTTTTCATCCCGCGCAAATATGTCCCGGCCCTCAAGCTCTCCTCTGAGTGGACGGCGCTGGACAGCCTGGGCGGCAAGAGCCTGCCGACCGGTTCTATCGGGGAAGTGGATGGGCTCGCCGTGAAGCCGATCCCCACCTCCAGGTTCCCGTCCGGGGCTTACTTCATGATTCTGCACAAGGACGCCGTCATTGCCCCCATGAAGATCAACGACTTCAAAGGCCACACTGACCCTCCGGGCCTGTCCGGTGACCTGCTGGAGTTCCGAATGATGTTCGACGCGTTTGTCCTTGGCCCGAAGTGCAATGGCGTGGCCGTGGCGTGCGCAGCAAGTTCTGTTGCCGCCGCGCCCACCATCACCCTGTCCAGCGGAAATGCGACCCTGGCAAGCACCACAAGCGGAGCCGTCATGCTGTACACTACAGATGGGTCTGATCCCCGGTACAGCAAGGATGCGAAGACGTACACTGCCGCATTCCCCGCAGCTGCCGGGACAAGAATCCGTGCTGTGGCGACCAAAGACGGCATGTTTTCCAGCGACCTGACAGAGAAGACTGCATAACGTAGGGGGATCCCCCCTACGTTTCTGGAAGGAGGTACCAATATGTCTATTGCAATTTTGTCAGTAACCGTGCTGACCCTGGCTGTGGTTGTAATTTCCTGCAAAAGACTTAATCGCACATGCAATCTCATATTGAGATGCATCGGTGAACTACAAGCCAATGATGCGCGTGAGACGTCCCAGCATACAGCAATCATTGCGCTGCTCCAGGGCTCGTCCGGGAATATCGATAAAATCTTGAATGAGCTTGAGGCACACGCAGAAACAACTGCACAGGTAAGCGGTGGGATTGCAAACCTGCTAGCATATGATCCGTTTGCCGCCCACAAGGCGGCCCAGGAGCGGCAAGGCGGTGGTAATAAGTGAAAACCAATAAGCCCTCCTTGCAAGACGTGTGGGACCGGTATGAGGACTCTAGCCGATTCAAGCGGTCTATCGGGCTATACGATACTGTGCGGGTTAACGAGAATTACTTTATCGGTAACCAATGGGAGGACGTCCAGGCTAACGGACTCCCGACTCCTGTGTTCAACTTTCTGAAGCGGGTCACCCTGTTCCAGGTGGCAACCATCACCTCTGACAATATGGCAATTCAGGCGTCTCCTCTCCCGTCCACAAGCAGGATGACGCAAAAACAGGTTGACCAAATCACTGAGATTGTGAACCACCAGTTCGCAGCAATCTTTGAGCGGAACCGAATTGTAACTAAAATCCGGGAGTTTTTACGGAATGCCGCTGTAGACGGAGACGGATGCATGTACTTTTACTTCGACCCATCTGTGGAAAATGGGCAGAACGTGAAGGGAGAAATATGCGCAGAAATCCTTGAGAATGTTCGAGTCCATTTTGGCAATCCGAATTGCCGGGACGTGCAGAAACAACCTTGGATCATCCTCTCTAGACGGATGACGGTTGAGGACGCACAGTATACGGCAGAGCAAAACGGAGTGGAAGACGCGGAGGCCATAAAGGCAGATGACGAGAACTTTGACAGCAAGTACGACCGGTATACGAAGGACAAAGTAACGGTCCTGACGCATTTCTACCGGAACCGGAAGGATGGACATATTTGGTGCATTGAGTGCTGTAGGAACGTGGTTATCAGAGAGGCGTATGACACTGGCTATACCCTGTATCCGGTCATATGGCAATGTTGGGATTACATACCGGATTGCTACCACGGACAGGCCCTGATTACCGGGCTCTTGCCCAACCAGAACTTTGTCAACAAGATTTTTGCCCTCACCGGAGTGTCCCTCCTCACCACGGCATTCCCAAAGGTGATTTACGACAAGAACCGGATCCGGAGCTGGGACGCAAGTGTTGGTTCTGCCGTTGGTGTTGCGGGTGGTGTAGATGGAGTTGCTACGATTCTCAACCCGGCGTCTGTCAACCCACAGATTGCACAGTTTATCGAACTGGCCGTCTCTATGACACAGGAGTTTCTGGGCGCGTCCGAAGTGGCCATGGGAAACTCGAGACCAGACAATACGAGCGCCATTATTGCGCTTCAGAGGGCCGCCAATACCCCGATGGAACTCGTAAAGCAGAATCTATACCAAGCAGTGGAGGACATGGGTAGGATATTTATGGACATGATGTCCGCCAAATACGGCGAACGTTACGTTGAAACAAGCCTACCTATGGAGCAACCGGGGAAACAACCGCTTGGGATGACGCTACAAAAGCAAACCTTTGTCGTTCCCTTTGATTTCTCGGTACTGAAGGAGATTCCCGTGTCTGTAAAACTGGACGTTGGCGCGTCTGCATACTGGTCTGAGGTTGCGTCCATGCAGACTTTGGACAATCTGCTTATGAACAATAGGATTACCATGCTGCAATACCTGGAGAGGTTGCCACAGGGGTATATCGCGAAGAAACAGGAGCTGATAGACGAGCTAACAGGTGCCGCACCTGTGGCAGGTGGTCCGGCAACCACATCGGATGGGGCGGAAACCCAAAATATTGATGAGATCCCTGTCCAGGGTGGGCCGGGGAACGGGGCCCTACAAAGAGCGTTGAATGAAACGGGGGTAGTGTGACATGGCACTTAAAAGGATACAGGAATTTTCCAAGAACGTTGCTGTCCACCAACAGCTTGGAGACAACCCGAACACGGATGACAATCTGTCGGCCAGTGAGTTAAAAGCGACATTTGACCGGCCCGCGGAGGATATCAAAGAGTATGTGAACGGAACTTTGGTCCCGGCGATTCAGGAACTAGAGGAATATGGAGATTCCGTATCTGCTGACCTCTCCGACAAGGGCAAAGAAATTACCGAAATCAAACAAGCCGTAATCGGAGCACAGGGGAGTGCGAATCAAGCTGCATTCAACGCGGCTCAGGCTGCAGGAATGGCTGAAGAGGCGGCATCTGCGAGCAGGGATGCCAGCGCAGCAGCAAGTGCGGCACAGACCGCAGCCGAGACTGCATCCACAGACGCGTCCATGGCGGCCTCGGATGCTGAAGCAGCGACCCAGGCAGCGAGCGCAGCTCAAGCCGCAGCAGACCAGGCGAACGCCAACGCAGAGAGGGCTGCAGAGAGGGCCAAACAGGCCGAAGCTGCAGCGGCTTCGGCCGCAACTGAAGCATCAAAGGCCGTTAAGAAGTCTGGCGACTCCATGTCTGGCCCACTTTCCATGGAGGGGAACAAACTCACTGGGTTGCCGGATCCATCGAACGATGGGGATGCCGTGTCAAAGGGGTATCTAAATACTGAGCTTAGCAGGATACAGGGGGCCCCTGGACCTTATTACACCCCCACTGTAACGAACCCCACGCCCGGTCTGCTGCACATTGAGTTTGGCAAAAGCCTGACCAGCATGCCGGACATTCCGGGTGTGGACGTGTCTCTGCCCTCTGGGGAAGCTGGCGACGACGGCGGATATTATATTCCGAAGATATCTCAAACCGGGATCAACACTATGCAGATGGGTTTCGATCCGAGTAAACCGGGAATGACATCAGTGCAACCCAGGCAAATTGTGCTCCCGAAGGGGGATCCTGGGCAGAATGGTGCGCCGGGTGCGGACGGCGCGCCCGGACCAGCTGGCCCAGCTGGTGATCAGGGCCCCCAGGGCCCCAAGGGCGATAAGGGCGACCCCGGCAGCGCGGCAATCGGCCTAGGCGGGTGCAACAGCGCGGCTAGTGCCGTTAACAAGGAGATATCTATATTCACCGACGATTTCAAGCCAACTCCAAGCGCAATCGTCACGGTGGCGTTTAATGTTGAAAACACAGCAGATAATCCGTCCATGGTAATAAACAATAGATCCTATGGGGTTATCGATTGCAGAAATGGCAATCCCGTCAAGGCGGCAGCTATGTGCGGCCAGGCGCATACGTATGTGCTAGATGCTCAAAATGGCGTGGCCTTTTTGGTCAATCCCTCCGATGAGGCGGCATCTGGCGCGTCTGACGCAGTGGAATCTGTCAATGGTCAGACTGGTGCTGTTAAGGTCCCGGTGCCCGGCTGTGGCACCTGTGCCTCTGAAGCAAGCAGCAAGGAAAAGGAGGTAGGGTCCCTATCTGCTGGATTTGATCCTACGGCGCGTGGGGCAGTGCTTACAGTCAAGTTTGAGAATCCCGGGAACACAGTCAATGGAGCATCATTGACTGTAGCAAATAAATCATATCCGATTGTTGACTCTAGGACCTATGCCCTGGCACGTGCTGATGCACTGGCGAAAAAGGTCCATCACTTCGTGCTGATTCCCGGCACAGCCATTTTGCTGGATCCAAGTACAACTGCAAGCTCCGCAACACTGGACAAGACCCTTACCCAGGAGGGGAGCGCGGCAGATGCAAAAGCCGCTGGCGATGCAATCAAAAACCTACGTGAGTTTTTGCAAGGAGATGTTGAGCTTACCAGCCTTAACCTCACAGCTGGACTCACTACAGATGCTGATATCAATGTTGATTTTGGCGGAAACCGGTTGCGTGGCGTGAATGATCCTGTCGAAGATACAGACGCGGCGTCAAAGGGATATGTGGATGAGCAGATTGCCAATATCTCAAATGACGGCAATGCTGCTCCGTCCGCTGGTGTATGCACCACGGCAGCAAACGTTGCCGCTAAAGTAGAGCAGGGCTATATCACAAGCCCTATTGTCGGCGGTAGTATCGTCACTGTGGAGTTCACACATGATAACACGGCCAAGAACCCGACGCTTGACGTCAATGGAGTTGTCGGTGCAATTGTCTACCGGAGCATGTCGGCTATTGATCCGGCATCCCTGACAAAGGGCATCCATCAGTTTGTATGTCTGGAAAATTACAACAAATGGATAATGCTGGATGCATTGGAATGGGAAGAAATTGCCAACATCACAGTAGAAGCCGATGTCCAAGTTGTTGCAATCAGCAAAGACAAAGACAATAAACCGTTCGGACTCCGTAAAGCAAAGATTATGGTATCTGCGGTTGGATCGGAAACAAATACGAAATCTGCCAACGGAGAATTGAGGGTAAACGGTATTACTTACTATTATTCTCCGAATCTCCCGGTGGTTGGTGCCGAAACAAGCAGGTTTATCGCATCGTCCCTCGAAGCGATAACTGATGGACTTATCTGGCATGACTCTAGCTCAAACAACAATAACACCTATCAGACGACTGGCACTAGGCATACCGGGTGGATTGCCACTGTGGAGTCGACTCTGAGAAACTTTGCGTTCTCCGCTGTTGGCGGAATGGTGATCGGGGCAGGAACTAATATCAAAATCATGGGGGTGCGGGCATGACGATACTTGAAAACGGAGAATACCGAGACGCTACGCTGGAGGAACTGGAGGCATTTGAAGAAGATGCCGCAAGAGCGGCCGCAGCCGAACGCCACCGTCCGCTTACGGCTGAAGAAGTAACGCGCATGCTGCTGGCTCAGCAAATCAACAGCCTGCCTCTGGATGATGCAACGGCCTTGCGGAGCCGGGAGTTTTACCCAGAGTGGGCCCCTGGAACGGAGTATCCAGCTGAATACAAGGTGCAGTACGGAGGCAGGCTCTGCCGCTGTCGCCAGAAGCATACCAGCCAGCCAGGCTGGGAGCCAGAAAACGCCCCGTCCTTGTGGGAGTACATCAACGAGGCGCACGACGGGAGCAAATATGATCCTATCCCCTACGACGGGAATATGGAGCTCTCTGAGGGCTTGTACTACTCCCAGAACGGCATTTTGTATCGGTGCACCCAGAGTACTGGACAGCCTGTTTACAATGCTCTGGCAGAGCTGGTGGGGCTGTATGTGGAGGTAGTGCCATGAGCAACGAGGAGATTGCGGCGGCCATTGCTGATGTAGAGAACCGGGCCAAGAGCAATACCCACCGCCTGGACAAGATGGAGGAGCGCCAGGATAATCTGGACAAGCTTGTGGCCGCTGTGGCCGGCGTGCAAAAAGATCTGGAGCACACGCAAGGCGATGTCGCAGAAATCAAGGGAGATGTCAAGGCCATGATGGAGGGCCCCAAAAAACACTGGGACGCGGCTATCGTGGCGATGATCACCGGCATTGTCAGCGCGTTGGTTGGGGCCGCTATGGCCCTGATTATCAAATAATTTGGGAGGTAATGATTATGAAAAATTGGAGGATTTGGCTGAAGGCCGCCGGAGTGCGAGCGATCAAGACGGTGGCACAGACCGCAGTGGCCACTATTGGCACCAGCGCCCTACTGGCCCAGGTGGACTGGATTATGGTGGCGTCTGCCTCTGCACTGGCCGGGCTTTTGAGCCTCCTGACCAGCGTGGCTGGGCTGCCCGAGGTGGAGGGATAAGCTATGCAAATCTACCAGCAGTTTGCCACTCGCAACGACTGCTACCGGCGCAATCAAGCGGAAATGAACAAGTCCCCCGGCAGCCGCGATAGCCGTTATGCCAAATACTACCAAGGCCCCCGAGGGGTGATGATCCATTCCACCGGGGCCAACAACCCCAACCTGAGGCGCTACGTGCAGCCGGATGACGGCACATTGGGGGTCAATCCCAATGGCAACGACTGGAACCGGCCAGGGCTGGATGTGGCAGTCCACGCCTTCATCGGACTGACCAAGGCGGGAGACGTGGCAGTCTATCAAATTCTGCCCTGGGAATACAGGGCTTGGCACTGTGGCGGCGATGCCAATAATACCCATCTTTCCTTTGAGATTTGTGAAGATGATCTTGGAGACCGGGACTATTTTTGGTCCGTCTATTGGGGAGCTGTCGCCTTGACGGCTGAACTGTGTCGGAAGTTCGGCCTAAACCCGCTGGAGCCAGGTGTGGTAATCAGTCACGCAGAAGGGGCCCAGATGGGTATCGCCAGCAACCACGCCGATGTTGGCCACTGGTGGAGCCGCTTTGGCGTCACCATGGATGACTTTAGGGAGGATGTCTCCGATGAGATGAATGCTAGCGCCCGGCCCTTATACCGGGTGCGGCGCACCTGGGCGGACAAGGATAGCCAGGTTGGCGCGTTTGCAGATTTGGATAAGGCAAAAGCCGCGTGCCCTGTGGGATACAGCGTATATGATTCTGCAGGAAACGCCGTTTACACAAACACAAATAAGGAGGACAAGAACATGACGAAGGAAGAGTTTCGGGAGATGGTCAACACTGCGGCGTCCAATGCCGCGAGCGCCGCTGTGGAGAAAAAGCTGGGAAAGTATTACAAAACGCTCGGTGATGTCACGAGCAATACTTTCCTGGAGGCCCTTTCGCCGCTGGTGGCAAGTGGGGTCTTGAAGGGGCGTGGCGGGTCCGGCAATGACCTCATTCTGGACATGCACGAGGAGTCGTTGAGAATCCTTGTGATCCTGTCCAGAATCATGAGCGAAGTCGGCCTCATTGCCCCGCCTGAGGATGCGGACCATCCCGAGGATGTGCTTATGCATGTGGCAGACGTCTCCGCATATGCTGCAGATGAGGCAGTGGAGGCCCATGAAAAGCAGTACCACACGATCATTCGGCTTGACGCCGAGGAGTAACACGCAAAGAAAAATTGCTCCATCCACCGGGGACATCCTGGGGATGGAGCAATTTTGCGTTTAAAATAGAAAATGCCGATGCGCATATCACATCGGCATTTTCTATCCCGGGTAGGAGCTCGTTTCAATCCACACCAAGGCCAGGGCGGGGAAGGATTGGTAGGCAGCTAAATATATTTGACCTTCTCCACGCCTCCTTGGAGACGTATTTACTATAGCACGTTTTGGCCCCGATGTCAATGCCGTTTACAAATAGATGTCTGCGAGGGCCCTTGCCGTTGCGTAGTCTACACCAAACTCCTCCATGCACCACCTTGTGAGTCGGTCCTTTTGGCCTTTTCCCGTCCCCTTATTTCTCGCGTACTCCCTATATAACTCCACCCATTCACCCGCGCTGATTCCAATGTCAATAGCTTTGTTCAGGCCCTTTTCCATGGAATCTGGCAGGTAAGTCCGGATTGTCAGCTCCTCCTGTTCTGGCGTCATCCCCATCCCGTGGATAGCCTCCATTTTCTGGACATTGCTTACAGAGTCCTTCCCGTCTTCAGGGGTCAACCCGCGCATGAGGTCCGCTACTTTCTTAGCCTTGTCCGCTTCCAGTCCGGACCCCGTCAACTCGCCGTACTTCCCGGAATCCTGACGCAGGGTAGTCGTAAAGCCCAGGGTGCTTAGCAGGGATGACTTCAGCCCATTTGGAACTCCCACCTTGTCGAGGTTATAATTCCAGTCAAGGGCTTTCTCCGCTGCAGGCTTGTCTTGAGCAGAGATGTACCGATATGTCCGATAGACCCGCAGAAATAGCCCAGAGTCTTCTCCGGATTGTCGGACAGCAATGTAGGCCTTCGCCGCGCTGGTTAGGTTGTTATATGCCTCTGTCTTTCCGCCCTTCAGGCTTTTGTAGAAATCATAGGCATCTTCTAGCTGCTTTGGGTCCGGGGACTCCCCCTGTTTCCATGCCTGTGTAACGTCTTCTAACGCGCTGGAGAAGCGGCTTTTTGAGTCCAGAATGTCCACGTATTGCGCTGGGGTAAGCTTCAGCTCGTCCATTTCTGCCAGCTGGTTTTCCGTCATCCCATATACCTTGAGCCATGACTTTTCATCATTCTTTTCGCTGACGCTCAGCACCGCCCGGTACTTGTCGTAGTTGGTCGGATCCTCAACCCCCTTGAGCTTAGACGATACAGCCCGGAATGCGGCTTTCATCTGCTCCGTGCTGAAGCCTGCCTCGACAGCCCTGTCGTACGTTTTTTCGGAGGGGGCCCCCACATCGGACACGGCAGCTCGCTTCAGAATCGCGGAGACGGCCTTGTCTCCAATGTCCCCGCCAAGGTCCTCCATCCACGCGGCATCCATCTCTTTATACCGGTCCGGGAGAGCTTCCTTTCTGCCAATCTCCCTGGCGTAGTCATACGCAGACTCAATGGCTTTCTTCTTCCCTTCGTCTGTGAGACCCTCGTAGGCCTCCTGGCCTAGCATCTTCGACACTAGGTCATATGACACCGACCCCTGCTTTTCGGCCAGAGTGCGCCACTCCTCCGCCGTCAGGGCCACCTTCTTGGCCCCGTCTGGAGTCTTGATTGTAATCGTGCGGTTTGCGTCCCTGGGAGATGGACTGTCTCCGGTGGTGGCAGCCAGCCTGTAGAGCTCCTGGTCCGCTGGAGTCTCGTTGATTTTTGATGTATAGGCCGGATTCAAGAAAGCGTTAAAAACTCTCTGGAAGAAGTTTCCCTTTCCCTCTTTCCGCCCCCACTCATCTACATACTCGACCTGGAAGAAATCTCCCGGTAACTTTTGGAACGCTCGTCCAGCAATCCGCTGTAGCTCTTTTACTACCGGGTCGCTTGACGTGGTGTACACCGTCTTCCGGTTTTTATCTGCCGCCTGGTCAAACTGGCCGAACGCGGTAGGAAGGGCCTGCATCAGGTATGAGGTGGCAGAGCTGATAATGAGGCTCCATATTTCATTCCCGTCATCCGTGTACCTAGCGGACGATATCAAGTCGTTGAGACTTGACAGACACGACAGTTCCAGTAGCGGTTCCATTGCGTTGCCAGCGCCATAAATAATTGCTGTTACGGCACTCGTATCATCTCCGTACTCGCCGGATGCTGCTTTTTGCGTTTCCACACCCATAAAAAACGGTATGGCTGCGGGAGCGAGCCAATCAAGCGAGACGCTGGTATCTCCGAGGACCAGTTCATAGGCCTGGTGCCCGGTCCGGTCCTCATCATCGCCCAGCTCTCCGCCTCTCACGACGCCCAGGCTTCCCAAAAGTGCGCCGAGTGCATACACGCCCGTACCGGTCAGTCCAGCAGACAATGTTTCCATACACTCCGCTGCGGTCATCTCCCCGTCCCGCACCTTGGAAAAATACTGATACCCTGCTCTGACAAGCCCAAACGGGCTGTATTCCACGCTTCTTACGACGATATTGGCCGGGGTCTTCCGGAAGGGAAGGACACCTTCGAAGAACACCTTCTTGGCTGCCTCCATTACTCGGTTCTCGCTTTTCTTCCGCCCGAACTGAGATACGGCCTTTGAGAAAGCATTCAAATCATTGAATGTCGCTTTCATTGCCTCGTTGACCGCATAGGACCGGGCTTCTTGCAAGATTTGATCTGGGACCTTTCCATCCAGGACTTCGGATGAGGAGTATCCCCGTGCCTTGATAAACCCGGCCAGGCTGGATGCGTACGCAGAGCGCTTGAAGAACAGGTCTTCCGCCTCTAGGGCATTGGAGTTTGCGTTAGACAGTTTGTTTAGGGCTTCATTCTTAAATATCTTTCGATACTTCTGGATTTCCGACTTCGCGGAATCACCGGACTTCCCGCTGTACTCCATCATCTCAGACACGGTTTTGCTTTTCGCGTCGGATTTTGCCCAAGATAGCAATTCCCGACTCTTTTTGCCGAGCCCTATTACAGACTTCGTACGCTGTTCTTTGGGGAGCGCCCGTTCCAACGCGGACCCGATTGCTCGTTTAACGTCCACATATGGGCGGAATGCAGCGTTTCCTATGACATTTCGCACGTGTGTTTTGACGTTTCCAAGCATGGACATGTACCGCCAGGAGTCAAACTTTTCGTCAAGCGTCCCAGGCATTTGCGCGGCAGCATACTCGTATATGGCGGACAATGCATCGATCTTCCCGGCATCGGATGCATCCGCCATGTTATTTCCCACTGCGTTTGCGGCGGACACCTCTCGTGACTTGCTACTGCCGCTTAGTTCTTGCAGGTATTCCTGTGACAAGGAATCCGGGATCTGGATTGTTTCTGGCATGCTGCCTTCTGCTATCTTTTTCCCGAATTTCTTCTGGTAGTACCGGTTTATGTTCTCCTTTACAGCAGATAGCTGCCCTTCCGGGGTCATTTGCCGCAACATTTTGTGCAGTTGTAAGGCCCTGCCAGCAACTCTGGCCATGTCTGTCATATCGACGAACAATTTGGCGGCGGTCTCCTGGCTTTTTTGGTCCTTACTATTGGCGTACTTAGAGTACAGAAGTTGAGCGGCAGCAATTTCAGTCTCTCCAATTTCCCCGGTTTCTGCAGCCTTGGAGATCCGCCACATCATGGCTTCTTCTCCACCAGAAGAAACTTCTTTGGCGGCGTTCTGCAACGTATCCCGGTTGGTTTTCGTGTCAGCCCCCACAATGCCGTCTGTGACCATTTTTTCTATGACTGGGATGAAACTATCTGGGGTTACTTTGGCCCCGTAAGCGTTCGCCACGAAGTCTGAGACACGCTTCCCATTCCCGTCCCTTTTCGGGACATTCATAGGCCTTGCGTCATTTCTTCGGTCAGGTTTGTTCCCACTTTCGTACTGGAGGGAGGTGTACGGGTCAAACCCTCTCGGGGCGGCTCCTGTGGAGGCGTCCTTGTTTTTGGCGCTTAATCCTCCCAGTCCGGACCGTACATTGCTTCCATATACCGCTCCAGCCCCTTCCGAATTATCATCGTTAACTGGGACCCCTCCCGTTTGTCGTTTTCTCGAGCTTGCTGCAGGAGCGTCATGTCCTCTTCTTTCATCGTACGTCCCGTCGAAAGTTCCTGCGGCTCTTCCCGTCTCTGATTCATAACGTTTTATGCCTCCCTCTAACACTGTCCGTATGGTTGTGGGTTCTTCAAACAAGCTGTCTTGGTCAGGGCTCCCGAGAGATTGTAGCTCATCGAAGATGCAGGAAAGCATGGTCCTAATCTGCGCCCCGCTTCGCTTATTCGCTTGAATGAAGTTGGCGATTAAGACCTCGCTTGACGAGTATCCATCTCCGATGGTGACTTGATCTGCGATGTTGTCAGGGGTTGTCCCCTCGTTCTTTGCCCGCAAAAATAACTGGACCGCACCAATGACTGCATCCGGCAAGTTTACATCATATTGGGACCCAGATGCGACAGACTCTCTCGCTCTGGCGACCTGTGGAGCTACAGCCAGAAGCGCATTGGTCACATTTTTGGCGTCATTCCCAAGGCTCTCTGTGAGCCGTGTAAGAAGTTCCTCATCTCCATAGGCGTAAGAAAAGATTGCGTTCTGGACTCGAGACAGCCCTTCCTGGGATAGGGTCCCGTTGGATGTTACGACCCTTGCCCGATCTGACTCTGGCACAACCTTCTCGACAAAAGCAGATATGAATTGCTTGTTTCCTTTCGCGTTGAGGTCCCCTGATTCGTCTACGCTCAGCATGGGAATGACTTCTCCCATATTTTTTGAATCATTCAATGCGGTCTCTGCAGCCGAATAAGAAGAAGTCGTTGAGTTGTTAAGTGACGACGCCAGCCGGGACCAGTCCA